GCTGTCGAATTAGCCGTTGATCTTACGTTTAATAAATAGTTTATATCTTCATCCGGAATAATATTCCCTTCAAAGTCTTTCTTGATAATTGGAAATCTTGCTACATCTCCTGCAATAATTGAAACAGCAGTTAGGACGTCACTGTTTTTTAAAGCAGTCAGCCCAATATATTGAGGTTGTATATTCCCAGCAAATACAGATTCAAGATAGTCGTCATAACTTACCGTACTAAGAGATTTAAAATATGCCATATCTTATTTTCTCCCCCCTTTCTAGGTTTATTTAATTAAACTGATTCATCAATTAGTTTGCTTAATACCACTAAAATGATACCTAAAGTAAGATATCCCGCCATTTCATTGAACAAAAAAGCCGCTATTACTATGAACGTGACACCGACAAATAAAAATATAGTGTGTATATTAAGAAGAAGAAAGTTCAAGATACTTTTCATTTTTTTTAACAACCTCAAAACTCCCTTCAATAACCAATACTTTTTGAATCCCAGTTTTTTCTTGTAATTCTATGCGAATAGAATCTTTAATTTCCTTTTTCATTGGAGCGGTATCTATAGCACATACCAACAATTCAAGGCTTTCCACATACGTTAAATCGAACATCTAAACATCTCCTAAAATCCAAAGTCATCACTCATGATGTAATCATCATCAATTGAATAGTTATTTAATAACGTATAACAGATAGCGAAAGCATCTAATAAAGCATCAATAGGATCAATTTTGTTACTATTTTTATCTTTATCAATTCTCAATCCATTATTATCAGACTTAGTTACTGCATTATTGATTGCTGCAGTTAATAATTCATTGCCATTGTGTTTGATTTTCCCATTCATTACATCATCTCTGAGTTGTTTTGTTGGCATTGAGAGGGTCATGGTTCCTTGTCTCACCTCAGCCATTGGCCATTCAGGACGGTATTTTTCAATCATTGTTAAGATATGTCCGAATTGATAAGGATCATATGCAATAACTTTTACATTCAACTCATGATTGATAACAAAATTTTCAAGCCAATCAAATACAGCATCATAATCAATAACTCCACTTTCAAGCTTGGTTATCTCGCATTCTCCTTTTTCTGCTAGTCGAATGTAATCAACGCCATCACGTTTTATTTTGGTGTCTAATCCATATTTGGTAGCAATAAAGGAGTAGCTATCCGAATACCAGTAACCATCCATTCTGACTAACCAGCTTATTGACATCAGATCACTAGAACGACCAACGTCTACACCAAACCAAGTATCTCTACCTGATATATCAGGAGCTTTTTCAACAAATCCTGTCTGCCAATGATTACTTTGCATATAGGATTCTTCACTAGCTTGTCTCCACATATTAAAGTTTTTAATCAATACTTTGTTTAGTTCGCCAGTTTCTTTAGCTACTTTCAACCTTTTGCGAAGATAAGTCATTACTTTATCGTAAAGAGTTTTAACTTCTAAAATAGGATTACTTTTTATCCAGTTTTTTTCTTCTTCAACTTCTTTTTCTGAATCTTGTTCAGCAATATAAGCAAAATACTCTTCATCTATAATTTCACCATTTAAAATTTTATGTGCTCTCGGATATTCAATTGTGTGCATTGGTGCATTTAAGTTATTACCAGCAGTTGAAATAATTAGGATTAAAGGGTTATCTAATTGACCTTGACCAGATTCGAGAAGCTCAATCATTTCAGTTGTTTTTGAAGCAGCATATTCGTCAAGTATTCCTAAATATGGTTCAAACCCATCAACTGCGCCTGTTTCTTTTGAAAGAGGCATAACATAGGATTCATCATCTATGTTCTTCAGTTCTTCACGAACTCTTTTAGTCATTTTACGTATGTCTTCATACTTGCCTCTTAATGCATCTAATTGTTTCCTTGCCATTTCAAACGCAATCTTAGCTTGCTTTTTATCATTAGCGGTACAAAATATCTGTCTACTAAAAGCAGGGTTTTGACCAAATAATAATTCATAAAGAATGATACCGGCAACCAATATTGTTTTACCTGACTTACGAGCCATGCTAATAAATGCTTTTTTAAATCTCCTTAGTGAATGATCCTTCTTATGTTTCCATCCATAGATATTTCCAATAATGAATTTTTGGAATAATGCTAATGGATAAGGTTCTCCTGTTTTAACGTCAGGAAGTATTTCTAAAAAACCTACTACCTTTTTAGGGTGATCAGGTACATATGTGAATGGAAAGTTATCATCTGACATCCTCAACAAGTCTTTCAAATGTCTCCGACTTGCTTTTATAACTTTTAAACTTGCTAACAACTTTCCATCTAAAACCATTCTTGCATATAAATAAGTGGGATCCCTTAATTTTTTAGGGATGTCATTATAATTAATTTCTGTTTCTAACACATACACATGCTCCTTTCTTTTATTAAAAAAGCCGTCTTTTTTCAATTGTAATTTCATATGGAACATCCACATCTTTATCTATCTGAGTAAATTTAAATCCACTATGGCCAATTTCTTCGCTTTTAGTTTCCCAGTCTAAACAGACATTTCTTAAGTTATCAATCCGTTTACCTTCATACAATAATTCAGGCACAGAGTTCATATCATTTAATTTTATTACTAATAAAGGTTCTTCTATTTTTTTCCCGCATTCTATCTTCAATAAATTTAAATCAGGTGTTGAAAATCTAGAAAACACAATTTCATATTCAGGGTGAGTCTCTAATTCTTTAATTACTGGATGGTCAATAAAATAATTATCTATCAAAAATTTATTTATTCTCCATGAATCATAAATTTTATTCATTGTAGTATCTAACGGAACTACTCTTGCATAAGAACATATATTTTCAATTTTATCTTTCGTAAAATCATTGGTTAAAATAATATAATTCTTATCTATAAATTCTTTTATACTCATTTTTACCATCTCCTATCCAAACATGTCTTTAAGAGTTTGTTTCTTTTCTTCTTTTTGCGGTACATGAATTCTCATCCGACTATCAACATTTAATCCTAAGTTGCTGGCACATCTAATTAAATTGCTACTTGCATCATTCATAACTCCAACTGCAGGATTTTTTTTTGACTTATCAATGTAATTAACTAATTTTTTTTGATAATTTCCATTACTATCCTCTGATTCATTCATGTAACTAGCAGTCATAAAAATACCATTCTCGTTCACATCTTTTTCAGCTTCTCGGTAAAGCGAATACCATGTACAATACAATTCTAAGGTTGCTCTATCCAAGTTTTTTACAGGGAGGGTACTTAGCCCTTCCCAAACTCTTTCATACTCGTACCTAGCAATAGGATTGAGGTGTCGAGGAGCCGACTTTTGTAATTCATCCAAACCGCCTGAAGCTTGTTCTTGCAACTTTTTCCGTTCTGCAATCTCATTTTTTGTAAAGTTCTTTTTATTGTTTTCAACGACCTTGAATTTCCGTCCAGACATCCTTTTCCACCTCCTTAAAAATCTTCAAAAAGGGAATTTTGGTCACGGAAAGGAGCAGCGTTATTTTTAAAACCAAAAACTATGGCCGTTAAAAAGAAAAGGGGGTATTTGTCCCCACTTTCGCCTCATATACGTTAAAATTCCCCACTTTGAAAATAGATATTTTATAGATTATATTTCTTTTTATCTTCTTTTGTCTTGATTGCATGACAATCAAAGCATAATGGTTGAGTATTGGACCACTCAAGCCTCTTAGACCAGTCCACTCTTACTGGTATGATGTGATCAGCAAGCGTTGCATCTCCCTTACATCTACGACACACATAGTATTCCTCGTTAAGTGTTTGCTTGCTTAAGTTCTTCCAAGCTCTTGAGTTATACAACTTAATAATCTCAGGTTGATACTTGTTTCTTGTCTTGTTGTAGTCGCTGTACTCTTCCTTGCGTGAATCATGATCAACCAACACTCTACGTCCATTGACTACTATCAAGCGCTGGGGCTTCATTGTGCTACCTTATCTAGGTAGGCAGTTAGTAGAGCACGTTGTACTTGAAGTACGCCTTCAGCTCCTAATGAATTGATATCTATGTTGAACTTATCCGCAAGCATCTTATTATTAGAACCTTCATGCAGTGTTGCTCTCATCGTACTGAATAACAATGCAGCAACTTCATCAGTAGTTAAACCATACATAGAGAAAATGGATAAGAATAGATCTTGCAATTGGTCCAAGTCTTTCTCTTCTCGGATAGACTTAAGCAACTCAAGGTACTCATGTTGAGTTGCTTCTTTATTGATAGGCTTAGTTTGCTTAGCCTTATGATCTTGTGGTTTCTTCACTTCAGGTCCTCCTTTAAACGTTATATAAATTCAAGTGTTCTATTTAACATTTGATAGTTATGATTTCCAAATACTAGCATTTGCTCTTAATCCGTCTATCATATGAAAGTCATGCTCATCTCTTCCATGTGCTCCTACAGAAACTTTCACATCTGTAAAACTTGCTCCTTCTGCTCTACCACTTCTTAACTGCGATAGACTCATGAAATGGTATGTCTTGTCTTCAAACTTAACAGTCGAATTATATTTATAATGTTTACCGTTACATTTCTCAGAAAATTCTTTACTCAGAATAGAAGCATGTCTAGCATCTATGCAAATAATTAATCTATTATCTTCGATATCAATTACCTCCTTCACTTTACAAAAAAAGCACTCACTATCAAGTGAATGCTTTAACGTATTAGTAAGATGTTGTGGAATCGAACCACGACTTTTTAAATCTCATAACCTTTTATCCTACTACTGAATAGGCAGGGTTCGAACCTGCGACCTCTCGATTAACAGTCGAGCGCTTTCTACCATCTGAGCTACTATCCAATAAAACTGGCTGTTATGATCGGTAGCACGAATAACTCCGTGCTCTGTTTATCGTAATCATTACTCATCAATTGCCCGACGCGAGCACCAGTTAGTTAAGAGAGTCGTACCGAATAATCTATAAACAATTCATAAGTTGTTTTATGGGGTGATTTCCTACGCTCTCTTCACGATACAATTATACCTCATCATTTATGGAGAACTCGGGCGAACTCGGGCATCTTTTGATGATTGTCTATCAAACTCTACAATAATCTCACATCTCCAACGGTACAAAGTCTTTACATCTACGTTCAACTTAGCAGCGCAACGCTTAGGATGACCTCTATAGTGGCCCTTCCTGTTTATGTAGAACTCCATCATTGCTTCTTGTAAGTGCTCAGGAAGCACAGCAAAGGTTCTTTCAATCGTTTGTCCAATCTTAACGTACTCATTTAGATCATCATTCTCATCAATTTTAATTAGTGTTCTCAATGCCCCATCCGTATCTCCTCCAGATGATTTACCTCCACCAACATTACCATCTGTCAGTTTATAAGGATGACGAATAGATAACTCTATCAACTTTGCTTCTTTTAAATACCATTTGTATTTAGATAGTTTAACCTCAAGCTCTTTGAATTTGTCAGTCAATACTGTCACCTCTTATTTTTTAATTTATTAAACTGCTCTTGATTCATCAATATCCCTAAGACGTGCTGCTTACTTGCAAATGCTTTGTGTCCACTTGATTCTGCTTCTTGATAATGATTGCTACATAAACACATCAGTTCATGTCTACCTTCTATCTTCATAGCACCTGTAGTATTTACTGGATAAACCATGCCAGGTTTCCAACAAACTGCACACTTTCGTTCGTATAAACATTTAATCAATTGATGCTTAAGGTCCTCAGCTAATTCAATTGGCGGATCACATAAAGGAATTCCATACTCGAGGCAGAAATCTAAAA